CGTTGCCATGTTTGACCTACTATGATGCATTATCTCAGATGCGTCGTGAATGTACTTATTCTTCTGCCGGAGTTTACTGGCACAACCATAAGGTTCTCACTAAAGGTCAGTTGGCATATCTTAATCCTCATGTTTTCGAGCAGGGTGTGTGTCGCTACTTAAAAGGCCATTATCAATGGTTTCCCTGGTCTCTGGCACTTAAGGACGAAATTCTTAAGATGGAGAAGGTGAATGAGCGTGACACACGGCTGTTTACTGTCGCCCCTCCCGAACACTATCTTGCTTGTTTGATGGTGTTTTCCCCCTTTTGTGACTACATTTGTTCGCAAAGTAAAGTTATGCCTATCATGGTTGGAATGGGCACGAAGTACGGAGAATGGCAGAAAGCAATTTCTGCACGTTTTCGAGGAAAGTGCCTCTCTATTGATGGGAAGAAGTATGATACCCGCTTAGTGTCTTCTTTATTGTGGTATGCCAGCTTGGTCTTACAAGACCATGTTGAAGATCGATATAAAGATGCTGCAGCGGTATTGGTGACTGAAACAATTTATGCTTTGCTTGTAACATTTGGTGGTCTTGTGCTCGCGAAACATGGTGGTAACGCTTCCGGTGGTTATCTCACTTTGGTTTTGAACTGCCTAGCGCAGTTGTTGTTATTGATTCGCTCTAACCTTAAACGATGTGGGTGTACAATAGTAAGAACGTTAGTCCCTGGAATTGTGGGTGATGATGGTACTTATTGCCTCAATGGTTGTAAGTTGACGTGTGCTGATTTAGTTTTTGATTTTGGTGAATATGCCACGGTGTTGAAAGACGTCGAAGAGCATTATCAGCTGGACACTATTAAATTTTGTGGCACGTCCTTAATCGCAGGCAAGTTGGTTCCGCGGGAGAGGAAGTTCTATGCTTCTATCTTTTACAGGCGGGGTCGTTCCGTCACCTATGATTTCCAGCGACTTTTAAGCCTTTGGAAAGAACTCTTTGAGAATACGTTTTACGGACTCAGAGTTCTACATGTTTTGAGAGCTTATCAGCGTAAGTTTCGAGATCTCGATGTTGATATATTTTCCGTCGAGGAATGTTTATTTGAGAGATATGGAGTGGTAGATCCTAAAACATGTGCCACTTTAAAACAAACTTATGCTGGACTGTTTGATACGCTCCAGTCCCGCATTCGTATTTTCCGTGAACATTTTATGCCTCGTCCTACAGCTGCTCGTCGTGCTCGCCGACGTAGATATAGAGCGAGACGCGCCAGTCGTGGTAATAGTAGACGTTCCGAGTCAAGCTACAATCCACTCCCTAAACGTCGCACAAAGTTTCCGATGTCCACTGGTCTGAA